CTTACGCCGCCGCCTCAATGTTCGGCCGTGCGTTCACGGTCAATTTCAACGGCAACAAAACCGCCATCACCCTCAAGTTCAAGCAAGAGCCCGGCATCAGTGCTGAAAGCATCACCGAAAGCCAGGCCGCTGCCTTGAAGGCGAAGAACTGCAACGTTTTCGCCAACTACAGCAACGACACCGCGATTATCCAGGAAGGCGTCATGGCCAACGGGTACTTCTTCGACGAAGTGCACGGCCTGGACTGGTTGCAGAACGATTTGCAAACCGCCGTCTACAACCTGCTGTACACCAGCCAGACCAAGGTTCCTCAGACCAATGCGGGGATCAACCGAATCCTGGCGACGCTGGAATCGCGTCTTGATCAGGCGGTCGCCAATGGCTTGCTGGCACCGGGTCAGTGGGGCGGTCCCGACGTGGGCGCGCTGGTGGCCGGGCAGTACCTGACCAAGGGTTATTACCTGTACGCCCCTTCGGTAGACAGCCAGTCGCAGGCCGACCGCGAAGCACGCAAAGCGCCCGTCATTCAAGTCGCGGTCAAGTTGGCCGGGGCTGTTCATTTCGTCGACGTTATCGTCAACGTCAACCGTTAATTGGAGTAACGACACATGGCTGCATATTCATTTCTTGATGTAAACGCAACGCTGGTAGGCGCTGGCGCTGTGATTGACCTGGGTGCTGGCTCCGGGAATGGCGAGGAGGGCATTACCGTGACCCAGACCAACGCCAGAAACACCGTGACCATCGGCGCGGATGGCGAAGGCATGCACTCGCTCAGCGGTGACAAGTCCGGCACCGTCACCATTCGATTGCTTCAGACGTCGCCGGTCAACGCCAAGCTAATGGCGCTGTATGACGCACAAACCCTGAGTTCCAGCGTGTGGGGCCAGAACGTTATCACCATCACCAACAGCGCCAGTGGCGATGCCATCGGTTGCCGCAGCTGCGCGTTCCAGAAACGTCCGGAGCTTAACTATAAAAAAGATGGGGGCGTGGTGGAGTGGGTGTTTGACGCGCTCAAGATCGACGCCATTCTGGGGACGTACTGATGGCTGAATTCGAGCTGGGTGAGCACACCTATCGCGTCGGCAGGCTGGATGCGTTCAAGCAGTTTCACCTGTCACGCAAGATCGCCCCCATCATTCCTACGCTGATTCCGGCTTTTCTGACGCTGCACGACCTGTCCAGAGAGGGCGCTGCCAGCAGCGATCCCGCGCTCATGGCCGAGGCCTTCGGGCCTTTTGCGGCAGGCATTGCCGGCATGCCGGACGAGGCCGCCGAATTCATTCTCGGCACCTGCCTGTCGGTGGTGCAGCGCAGGCAGGGCAACGTCTGGATGCCGGTGTGGAGCGTGCCGAGCGCGACCTGCATGTTCGATGACATTGATCTGGTCCAGATGGTGCAGATTTCCGCCCGCGTCATGGAGGGCTCACTCGGCCCTTTTTTACGCGGCCTTCTCGCAAACCCGACACACGCAGAATCGGCCTGAGCGTCGAATTGGCCAGTCTGCCTGACGGTGAAGACTGGCTGATGCTGCCGGTGCTAGAGGGCCTGTGCCGTTTCGAGTCATTGAAAGATGGAACGCTGGACCTCGCTGACGTTGCGTTAATGAACGATGCCTTGCTGCTTCGCGCCGATAACAAGGCGCGGATCCGCGAGGCTGAGGAGCGACAACATGGCTGAAGAAACGGTGATCAAAGCGTATTTGATACACCTGGGCTTTACCGTCGACGAGCAAAGCCTGCAGCGGTTTACCGCCGCCGTTGCCGGCACGACCGAGGGCGTGAGCCGGCTGATGAACGTGGTCGGGCAACTGTCGCCCAAAGTGGCAGGTGGCATTGCCAAATTCGCTGCGGACCTTGAAGGGCTTTACTTTGCCTCCGGGCGTACGGGCACCTCGGCTACTCATCTGAAGGCGCTGGATTACGCCGCGAGCAACTTCGGCGGCTCTTCTGAGGACGCGCGAGGTTCACTGCAGGGGCTGGCGAACTATCTGCGCGACAGCCCGGACGGCGCCAGTCGGCTGGAGGGGCTTGGTGTCCAGACTCGCGAAGCCGATGGGACGCCGCGTGATACCTCGCAAGTGCTGCTGGCGCTTGGCGAGGCGCTCAAGAATGTGCCTTGGGCTCAGGCGCATGAGCAGGCAAGCGCCATGGGTGTGAACGACAGCACGCTGATGGCCACGCGGCAGGATGGCTTTGCGCAGACGTTTGATGAAGGGCAGGGCATTTATGGCAGCCTCGATCAGGCCACGCTCAACAACGCCCATGATTTTATGGGATCGTTAAGAGACATTGGTGCGCAATTCGATGACCTGAGCATCAGGGTTCAGGCGGCGCTGGAAGAAAAGCTCGGGCCTGATCTGAAAAGTTTTTCCGCCTGGTTCGCCGAGAACGGACCGGTCATCGCCGACAGAGTTGCCGAGATCGTCGTCGCTATCGTGGGCCTGGCGGAAAAAGCAGGGCCATACCTGAAATCGATTGGCGATTTTCTGGTGCAGCTCGACCAGGACACGGACGGCTGGAGCAGCAAAATCGCAGCGCTTCTGGTGCTGCTTGGCAAGTTGGGTGGGTCGAGCGTGATCGGCGGCATCGCTCGCCTGGGTGCAACGCTCCTTGGCTTGGGCGGCGGTGTCGGGGGTGTTGCGGGCGTCGCAGCGCTGATCAGCGGCGACACCTCTGAAAGCGCCAGGAAAGCCCAGGCGCTGGAGCGAGAGGCCTCAGCCGGATCGCGACCGGCCGCCGAGCAGCTGGCGCGTATTCAGCTGAACAATAACCCGTTCAGACGTATGTTCACGAGGATCACTGAGGATGACGTGCGCCAGCGTGCGGACGATATCCAGGCCCGCGCCGGCCTGAAAAAAGTCGACGATGCGTCCGTGTCGCCGGTGGACAAGGGCCGTCTGAACTCAAGAAGCGATGGACAGTCAGGCCAGGGTGCTTCGCTCGGCGACGGGGTTGATGACATCGGGGCGTCACGTGAATTGATCGAGCGGTTGGCCTTTTATGGGCGTCAGTTCATGACCGATTCCGGGGACAAGGCCGGGATGTTGTTGCAGGCCAGTCAGAACGCCGCCGTTACGGACAGCCTTGTCCCGGATTATTACCTGAGGCCTGCCGACAGCGCGTTGCCTGCCATTCCCGGCAGTTTCGGCGCCGTTCAACTGACCCAGACCACCCACATCAACGTTCAGGGATCGGGCGATCCGCTGGGCACCGGTAACGCGGTGGCCGACGCACAAGAGCGGATCAATCAGGACCTTGTTCGCAATCTGAGCGGAGCGGTGAATTGATGGACAACTTATCGAACCTTATTACCATCGACGCCCGGCGCTCGATCGGTACGTTGGTGGCCGAGGCAACCCTAAAGGAAGTCTCCACTGATGAGCTGACGATTTCCGAGCACCCCGTGGAGGCTGGCTCAAGCATTGTCGATCACGCCTACAAAAAGCCCGCGCAAGTGGTCATCGAGTGCGGGTGGAGCAATTCCAACCTCAAGGCGCTGGCTGGCATCAAGGCTGCGCACACCACGCTTTCCAGCGGCGATGCCTTCGGCCCGGACTATGTCTCTGCGATCTACAACCAGTTGCTTGCGCTTCAGGAGTCGCGCGAACCGTTTGACGTCTATACGGGCAAACGGGCCTATCGAAGCATGCTGATGAGCAGCCTTGTGCTGACGACGGACGTCAAAACCGAGCATGCCTTGATGGTCACGGTGACGTGCAGGCAGATCATGATCACTCACACTCAATCCACCACGCTGCCACCCAGGGAAAACCAGGCTGACCCGGCGGCCACGTCGGAAACCGCCAACTCCGGCACCCGACAGGTCGCCACGGCCTATCCCGCACCAGGCGGTTCATGGACCCCACCCGGATAAACAGATGGCCAGTCTTTTTGAAATTCCACTTTCCTCCCGCCCACAGAAATTCAGCATCACGTTGTCCGGCTCCGAATATGAAATGTTGCTGCTTTGGCGCAATGCTCAGGACGCCGGATGGACACTCGACATCGCCGACACCCTGGGTAATCCGATCATCCAGGGCATTCCCCTGGTGACCGGGTGCAATCTGCTTGAGCAGTACGACTACCTCGGTTTTGACGGCATGTTGTGGGTGCAGACCACGGCGGATCCCGATGCGGTGCCCACTTTCGACACGATTGGAAGCGCCTCGCATCTTTACTGGTACACAGCGTGAGGGCTTTCGATGAGCGTTCCACAGTACCTGCGGCGAATCAGTCTGAAGATTGGTAACGATCAAGAGGCGATTGATCTGTCGAACCTGCGCATTCATTTCACCGTTAAACGCGGGGACCGGCAGACACCCAATTCCGCCGAAATCCGCGTGTACAACGTCAACGAGAAAACCGAACACAGAACGAAGTTGAAAGAATTCACCCGTGTCGTGCTTCAGGCCGGCTACGCCGAAAACTTCGGGGTAATCTTCGATGGCACGGTCACCAAAGTCTTTCGGGGACGCGAAAGCCCGGCCGATACGTTTCTGCAAATCAACGCCGCCGACGGTGACAGTGCCTATAACTATGCCGTCCTCAACCGCTCACTGGCCGCAGGCTCGACCGCTGAAGATCATTATCAGGTCGCTCTGCAAGCCATGGACAAACACGGCGTGTCGGCTGGCTATAAACCGGCGCTGCCCGCCAGCAAACTTCCTCGTGGCAAGGTCATGTTTGGCATGGCGCGAAACATCCTCAATACGATGGTCGCTAACGCCGCCGCGAAATGGAGCATTCAAGAGGGCAAGCTGCACATCGTGCCCCTGAACAATTTCATTCCGGGCGATCCATTGCCGGTTTCATCCGCGACCGGTTTGATCGACATCTCGGACCATACCGGCGAAAGCCTCAAGTTGAAGATGTTGCTCAACCCGAACGCGAAGATCGGCCAGTTGCTGCGCATCGACGATGAAGCCGGCGCCCGCGGGCTGTATTACCTGATGATTGCCGACCATGTGGGCGATACACGGGCGCTGGAGTGGTACACCTCGGCGCTGTGCCTGGCGGTCGATGCGACGCAGGTGCCCGGCGAGATCAGCGAACGGCTGAAACCCAAGCCGCTTCAGGGGCCGATCAAAACCCACTGATCGATACCGCACACCTTCAACCGGCTCCCTGATGGGCGCTCTTGAAACTTCGCCCTAGAAACCTTGCGTACGGCGACGCCAGTCGGCCGTCCATTTTTCCTCCCGAACAATTCCTCGAAAACAGTCGTGCTCGTTCATGTGAATGAACAGAGGCCGACGTGTCTGCGTGATAAAGCGGGGCAATGTTCCGGGCGTGCCAGGGGTTTCCCTGTAAAGGTACTTCCATGAAACAAATCGAACGATACAACGACGATCTACAAACGATCACGACGGCATTTTCCGGGCTGCAAGCGGGGCTCTGGACGGCGGTGCCGGGGATTATCGAACGCTTCGACGACAAGGCCATCACTTGCTCGGTACAGCCCAGCGTAAAAGCGATGGTCACCGACAGCAGCGGAACCGTGTCCTCGGTCCCGCTGCCTTTGCTGCTCGACTGTCCCGTGCAGTTTCCGGCGGGCGGTGGGTGCACGTTGACCTTTCCGGTCACGCAGGGCGACGAATGTCTGGTCGTATTCGCGTCTCGCTGCATCGATGGCTGGTGGCAGTCGGGCGGGGTGCAGGATCAGGCTGAACTGCGCATGCACGACTTGTCCGACGGCTTTGTGCTGTTGGGCTTTCGCTCACAACCGCGCGTCATCGATGGCATCAGCCTGGCGGCGGTGCAGCTGCGCAGCGACGATGGTCAGGCATTCGTCGAGATCAACCCGACGAGTCATGCCATCACGCTGAGCACCTCCGGTACGCTGGACGCGAGCGCGGATGGCGACACCACCGTGACGACACCTTTGCTGACGTTGAACGGCAATTTGCGCGTCAACGGCACCATAGACGCCAGCGCGGACATCACGGCGGGCCTTATCAGTCTGCAGCAGCACAAAACCAGCGGCGTCACCGCTGGCAACGCGACGAGCGGGGTGCCCGTGCCATGAGGTATCGAACGCTCGACGCAAACGGCGACTACAGCTTTGGCCAGAGCCAGCAAAACTTCCTGATCGACTCGCCCCAGGCCGTTGCTCAGGCCGTGAGCACCCGGCTCAAGCTCTACACCGCAGAGTGGTTTCTGGACAGCACCGAGGGCACGCCCTGGTCGGAGCAGATTCTGGGCGAGAACACCCAGGCGGGCTACGACGCCGTCATTCGCAACCGAATCCTCGGCACGCAGGGTCTGGCCCAAGTGGACAGTTACCAGAGCAGCCGCGATCCAGACTCCCGAAAGCTGACCGTGCTGGTGGAAATCACCACCGACTACGGACCTTCGATCTCCCTTAACGAGACTCTCTAAATGGCCTCTCAAACAGCGCCGACGATCTCGGCGACGGGCATCTCTGCGCCTTCATATGCCCAGGTGCTCAATTTTCTCAAAACCTCCTACACCTCAATCTATGGGG